AAAGCATAAACACGGATCCTTCCAAGAAGCTGCCCAAGCCCTGGGCCAACCTAATGCACAGAACTGGCAACAATTAACTCCTTACGTAAAATAAAATGGCTAGCAGTTTCTTTACTGACGATTATATCTACAAGCCCAAAGGAGGATTCACAGGAGACTTTGGTTCGTCAAACTATAAATACTCTTCTGGGGACAGCGGCAACAAATGGAAACAAGCTTTTGATCTAGCTTCTGGGTTTTTAAAAAGTCGTTCCGCTGACAATGATAACAAATACAGGAATTGGGAAAACGGACCTTCTTTTGGAAACTCTATGTCTGGAGGTGCGTTTAACTTGTCTCCGGAATTAAATGTTGTTTACCCGCAACAACAAGCACCAATGTACATTCCAGGTACACCTGGTAAAAAAGGATTTGGTGAAACCATTGGTCAATCTATAATCGGCGGTGTCGGCGGTTTCTTAACTGGCGGACCTGCAGGAGCAATTGCAGGTGGTGCTGCACCTTGGTTTGGCTAAAGCGTATCTCATTTAAAATAACAAACAAGAGGATTTAAATCATGCTGCCTGCTTTACTTGGTGCTGGAAGGTTTGCTATGCAAGCGCTCCCGTACGTAACCGCTGCAATGGGTGCAGCCCCTGGCTTAAGAGAAGGTGATTTAGGTAAAGCTGCGCTTGGTGGCGGTCTTGGTTATTTTGGCGGCGGTCTTGGCAGCAAAGGAATTAAAAGTGTTACAGAAAAAGCAGCAGGACGATTTGCTGTTCCTATGACAGGACCGGCGGGAGCAGCGTTTGCCGGTACACAGACAGGACAGTTAATGTCCACACTTGGCAACGCCGCTAAAATCGGAATTCCGCTTGCTGGCGCAGCCGCAGCAGTGCCCCTTATCGGCGGCTTAGCAGGCGCTGCATCGGGTCCAGCTGCAAGCGTTGCTGGTGGTGCAGGCAAAGCCGCTCTCGGTGCCGCTGGACTAGGGCGCACAGCAACTTTTAACCCAGAAGAAATGGGTGCTGGTCCGCAGTATCAAACCGGTGCTGTACCACAAATTAGTCAATACGGCTATCCCGGTCTTATTGAGCAACAAAACCCCCTGGGCCCTTGGCAAGCTAATCTCCAATATCAAAAACAGCTTCAAGACATTAACAATCAAAATATCCGCAGTCTTGCAAACTATCAACTGCAGGCTAGTGATGCTGTTAAGCAACGTGACATGCAACGCAATGCTGCTGCTGCACAATTAAGCACCCTGTTGGCCACTCAATCCCAGATGCAACTGCAAGGCCAACAAATCGCTGGTGCACAAGCCGGACAAGCACTAGCTAATATTGGTCAAATTGCTGGCACCCAATATCGTTATCTTTGATAATGGCAGACTTCTCCACGCCGTTTGAAGCAATCACTTCCAGGCTTGGTAGTAGCGCTGCCTGGAAAAAATACTTTCCTGGAATTGCAACAGGAGCTGCACCAGACTACTCTGAATACAAACAACTACCATCAAAAACGCAACTTCCTTCCTTTAAAGGAATTGATTTTACAACCGGTAAAGCTGTTGACCTTGGGCAATATGCAAACTTCGGTATTAATTCACCTGGGGCAGAACCTTCTTCTAACGTTTTAACTCCCCCAACTTATTCAGACCCGGCAAGCCCAATTAGCGAAACCAATCTTGATCGCCTTTACGATAAATACAGGGCTCTCGCACGTGAACAACGCGCAGATGATTACGCTTACAACCTTGCAATGCTTGACCCGCTTCAAAAACGTGTTTTAGATACTGCACAGAAAACGCGTGCAATGGATCTTGCTTACGGATCCCAAGGGTTAAATATTCGTGAGCAAAGCCCTTCTGCGGTTGCGGCTCGTGCAGCCTCAGCTCAAAATCAACTAGCACAAGCCTCTGGTAGTTTTGCCACTGAACTTGATGCCGTCTCTAACGCTGCTTACAGAGCTGCCATGGCAAACGCTCAAGGTCTTGCTCCACGCGGCAGAGCAGCCTGATTATAATACATTAAAAGACTAACTGACAATGGGATCACCATCATCACCGCCGCCCCCAAACGTCGTTTATAATCCGCCGCCGCCTCCTCCAACGGTTACTCCTACACCAACTCAAGCTGTACGTACGCAAAGTGCGCTTGATGAAGTAGCGGCAGCGCAACAACGCTTAAACATGGAGTTAGGCGCCCAACTTGATCGCACTAACAGTGAGTTTTTTACCGGTCAAGACATCAGGCGAACTCAAAGTGCCGGCGCCGAACAACGTTTAACAACAGCTACCGCTGGCGAACAAGAACGTGCAACTATTGGTGCAACAGGCCAACAATATCGAACCGGCTTAGAAACTGCTGGCGCACAAGAGCGTGCAACCCAAGCTGAACGTTATGGCGGCGAAGAAAGATTGGTCGGTGCCCGTGGAACGCAAGAACGTGCCACAATCGGAACTACAGGTGAACAACAACGTCTCGGCTATGCAGCAGCCGGTGAACAAGAACGTGCAACGCAAGCACAAAGGTACGCCGGTGAAGCTGGTTTAATCGGTGCAACAGGTGAACAACAACGTCAAACCCAAGCTCAAAGATATGCTGGTGAAACCGGTTTAATTGGTGCAACAGGTGAACAACAGCGTGCAACAATCGGCGTTTCTGGTGCGCAAGAGCGTGCAACCCAAGCTGAACGTTATGGCGGCGAAGAACGATTGGTCGGTGCCCGTGGAACGCAAGAACGTGCCACAATTGGCGTTACTGGCGAGCAACAACGTTTAGGTTATGCAACAGCCGGCGAACAAGAACGTCAAACACAGGCTCAAAGGTACACCGGTGAAGAACGTTTAATTGGGGCTACTGGAGCGCAGCAACGTCAAACCCAAGCAGAACGGTACTTAGGAGAAACTGGATTGCTTAGGGAATCCGGAGCACAAGAGCGTGCAACACAAGCTGAACGTTATGGCGGTGAGGAGCGTTTAGTTGGTGCTCGTGGCGAACAAGAACGTGCAACTACTCGCGTTTCTGGAGAAGAGCAGCGTAAAGGAATCCAGACTACTGCAGGTGAACAACGTACAACTGACTTGCAACAAGAGATGTTTAGGCGCTATAAAGAGAACAGAGATTACGAACAGGCGCAACGCCAATACCGTGCATGAAAACCTGGATTCAAAGTTTAACCGACAAAGACCGCGAATCCTTTCTTGCATTTTGTAAACGTACATCTTCTCCAATTCAAATGTACCTGTATGCCCGTTTTCTCGGGTTTACAGGTAGCATTGTAGAGTGCAATGAGTGGTCGCAAAACGAATACAAAAAACGAAACTTTAACGCTATCTTAGAAGACGAAATTGATTCTATGCAAAGTGACATCGCCAAGCTACGCGATGCCATTGACATGGGCATGGTTAAACAAGATATGGGCACGTCGAGAATTGCAATGCTCCAAAAAGAACTGCGTGGCTCAATTAAACAACTGAACGACGAAAAGGTTTTGCTTGATAAACAAGGTTTAATCCTTGCTGGCGCAGACCGAGCATTGCGTGAAATGTTATCCATCTTTCGAGATGATCCCATTGAAGGTCCTCTCCAGGAAGCTTCCATGGGTGTTTGGACCAAGATCTTGTCAGAAGAATCCTGAGGATTAGTACGCTATGCTACGGGCATGGCAGGCACTAGCATTTATTCCGTTTACCGTCGTACTGCTCGTGCAGCAGCACAGCAACGCGTTGTTAAAAAAACAACAGATATTGACATAGAAAGAGCACGTACAGATTTTGCTTATTTTTGTGACGTTGTAGGTGACAAACCGCCAGCACGACATCACAAAGAATGGCACCGTTATCTCTGTACTAACGAAAGCACTGAATGTTTAATCGGCATTGGTGGACCAAACATTGACATTCTGGCACCTCGCGGTTCAGCAAAGTCAACAATCTTAGGTCTCTATACTGCTTGGGCAGTTGGTGTTCACGCTCTGCACAAAAAACCGTTAAAAATTCTCTATATCTCATACACCGTTGATGTTGCCCGTCCCAAAAGCGCGGCCATTAAACGAATTATTGAAGAAAGCAAAGCATACAAAGAAGTTTTTCCAATGGTAAAAATTGCCAAAGGAATTAACTCCAATGAATACTGGAGTATTGATTGGAAATTTGCAGGCATTAAATCAACAGGTGAAGAAGAATTCACTGTTTGTTGTGCTGGTCTTAAAGGTGCTGTGACCTCTAAGCGTTCCCATCTGTGTATTATCGATGATGCTATTAAGAGTGCCGACGATATTAAAAACCGCGACATCCGATCAGCAATGGAAGATAACTGGAACTCAGTTATTGTTCCTACTATGTTTGAAGGCGGACGCGCCATTTGCCTTGGCACACGTTTCCGGCACGACGACATTCACAACAGTACTTTTACTCCAGCTAATGATTGGGTCCAAATCGTTCAATCAGCAATTACCGTAGATGAGCACGGAGACGAAGAATCATACTGGCCCGAAATGTGGTCATTGGAATACCTGCAAGACAGGCGTCGCCAAGCTCCCATTGCATTCAGCTTTCAGTATCAAAACCAAATTGTTCAAACCAGCGAGCTGTCTCTTTCGCCAGATTTGATTGTTAAAGGAAACATCGCTACACAATTCGACACCCTTGGCGTTGGCGTCGATCTTTCCGCTGGTGTACGAGAACGTAATGACTACACCGTTTTTGTAATGGGTGGGCGTGTCGGAGACAAGATTCATATCATTGATTCCAAACGTCTCCGGATTATGGGCAACCTAGAAAAACTGGAAGCCTTAATGGAAATGATGGAAGAATGGGGCGTCATCCACAAAGATAAGAATCAATACTTCCCAACGGGAAGCCACATTGACATTTGGTCAGAAGCCGTCGCATACCAAGCATCCCTGGAGGCAGACTTTAAACGAATTTGTTTAGGCGAACACGGGCTTTACAACATGAACTGGCATGCAGTAAAAGGTTTCCGTGGGGATAAAGTTGCGCGGTTTAGAGGAATCATGGGTTTGTTTGAGCAGCGTAAAATCATCTTTAACAGGTTTCGCAGATTTGGCGCTTTAACAGATGAGATCGTAAACTTTGGTGTAAGCTCTCATGACGACTGCGTTGACGCGTTAATTTGGTTGTGCAATGGCTTAATGACCAGAGGCGCACTGCAGTTAGAGTATTGACGATTTAAACTAAAGAAATCACCCTCACAATGTCTACCAGCTATTACAATGTAGAACTGGAGCAAGACGCTTACGGTTCTGCAGTCATTCCTCTTCCTGATGAGCTGTGCCACGACATGGCCCTTCAACCAAATGAAAGGTTTGAAGTTGAGGTTGAAGATGACATCATCACACTCAAACGGCTTTCCGCTGGCTACGATATTGAAGAATAATCTGACTCTTAAGCAGCAATGAGCGATAGTAGTAAATCCGCACTCGACGCTATCCTCAAAGCCGTCGTAAACCGCGATGGTACCGGCACGGCTGACACCATGCTGGTTAATGCGCACCTATCCCAAATGAAAATGTTTGGGGTGCGTCAGGGAGTTGAGTTTTATCCGCAGCAAGATAATTTTGGTACTCAACGGTTTGACTTCATTCAACAAGTCATCAAATTTAACAAGCTCGATGCCAGGCTCGATTCCATTTGGGATCGATTCTTGTGCTACGGAAAAGGTCTTTTCTATATACGTCCTACCAAAAAAACGTACCGCCTTTATTGGTTTGATAAAGACGCGTATCGAACCTATTACTCTCCAGAAGGTGAACTAGAAGAAGTTATCATCATCTATCCGTACAAAGTTAAAGCTTCGCGTGGCTTCCAGGGTGTTGGTTTAAATACGGATAAGCGTTACATGCGGCTTCGCATTACCGCTACAGAAATCGAAGAGTTCCACAGCGAACAAGAAATTACATTCGACATGCCAAACATGGAGTTTGGTATAACCGAAAAAAAGACTGTAATCAATACAATGGAATTTATTCCTTGCATTGAAGTCTTTAACAATCCCGATGCTTTTGGCACAGAAGGTGTAGGTGAATTTGAGTGGTTATCCAATCAAATTCTTGCTCACGATGAAATGGTTAAAAATATCAGAGCAAACCTTTCATTCTTTGGCAACCCTACTCTTCTTTCTTCTCGCCCCAAGCAAGACATTATTGAAAGCCAAGACAATGATGTTGCGCAGAGACCCAGCATTTCCAGTCAATCTGGATTCCAATCAGACTTCTTTCTTTCAAGTTCAACGTACAAACAAGACAACGTAAGTCGCCAGGCTCCTGGATACATTGGGCGTCCAGGTAGTGGCATGCGTGTACCACGAGTCATTGCAAACCTGGAGCCAACTGATCGTGTTGGCTTCATTACTCCCAATGCTGTTAGCTCTGATCAAGCTCGGTATTCCGAACAACTTCGTAATGAGATCCGGCTTGCTTTAGGTGGTATCGATGACCTTAGCATTACAAATGTAACAGCTACGGAGATTAAATCAGCTTATGGACGCGTAAGTGCTACTGCAAAGAAAAAATGCTTACAACTTTATACCTATGGAGTGTGCAAGTGTTTTGAATTAATGATCTTCCAGGAGGAACAGATTTTCCGTAAGTCTTTGGCGTACGCCTCCGGCATCAAATATCCGGCTCCTCCGGAAGATCCTAATGACGAAGCTGCGCAAATTAAATACGACAAACAGAAAGCAGCGTATGAAAAAAAACTTCAAAAAGCTATTGACACTGCCCTGGAAACAAAAGAAGTACCTGATGGCGTTCTTGGATTAGCGCCAGACGGGGATCGGGTAGTTAACTGGCGCTGGATGGGACCCGTTTATGAAGATACTGCACAGGACAAATTAAACCAATCTATCTTTACTCGTAACCTACAAGAATTAGGTGTTGATAGCATTGAAGCACTGAAGTATTTATTCCCTTCAAAAACGGATGACGAAATCGCGGGAATGCTCTCCGGTTTCCCATTCCGAATGGTAGGGGAAGTACAGAGGGCCTACTCCGCATTTATTGATCTAATCAATCAAGAGATGCGAACACCACATCCGC